GTGGGACCGCAGGTAGCCGGTCGGGTAGCCGGGCGGCGGGTTGACCCAGATCGAGTTCCCGGGGCCCGGGCAGCGGGCGACGGCGTTGGAGCGGGCCCGGTTGAGCATCCGGAGGACCGCCTGCTGGACGGTGCCGCCCCCGGACTTGGTGAGCCGTTCGATGGCGGCCCGGTCGATGGTCACATGCACCCCGGTCGCCACTCAGACCACGCTCCAGACGGCCACCGGCCAGGAGCCGCCGGCACACAGACCGTCGGGGTTCCCGAGGGGCTGCCACTGGCCGAGCAGGACGTTGGAGGGCTTGCCGGGGAAGCAGCACTCGATGGTCCGGTAGGCGGCCTCCAGGTCGTCGGCGGCGCGTTGCGCGGCCAGGGCGTAGGCGGCCTCGCCGGGCGGCTTCCCGGACATGCCGGGCCCGGGCTGGCAGCGGACGACGCCGACGTTGAACCGCCACGCCAACGGCGCGGTGCAGGAGCCTCGGGTGGTCACGTCCGGGGTGGGGAACGCCGAGGACGGGTAGGCGGAGGCCAGACCCACCCAGGCGGTGCCGCACCTGTCCCCGGTGCCGCCGCACAGACACGAGTCCGGTGGCATCGCGGCGGCCCCGACGAACATGCCGCAGAAGCACGGCGGGGCCGGGTCCAGTTGCTCGCACAGGCAGGCGACCAGGCTGGCCCAGGTGGTGAACAGGTCCCGGCTGCTCACCCGGCACGGCCTCGGATACGACCCCGGTCCACGTCGGGGGACCAGACCAGGGAGGGCCCTTTGAGCAGGTTCGGGTTCCACCGCAGGATGAAGGCGTCCACGTCGCGGAGGCCGGTCAGGCCGGTGGCGAACAGGCCCGGGTCCAGGGAGTAGGTGACCCCGGCCCGCGCCAACTGCGTGACGGTCGGCGGCAGCGCACAGTCGCCGCCGGTACAGGCCTTGACGTACTCACACGCCAGCCTGCCGGCGGCCCACGAGGCGAGGCCGTCCGGGCGGGCCGCCGGGTAGTAGGTGACCGCGAACGCGCCGTCGGCGTCGTCGGCTGCCGTCATGTCCTGGCACAGCGGCCAGCAGGCGGCGTCGATCCGGGTCAGCCGGTTCCCGTCGAGCCGGTAGGCAGACGGGTCGACCAGGAGCCCGTCCTGCCAGACGGCGGTCACTTGGCTGGGTTCGCCTGGCAGGACGAGGTCGCAGACGGTGGTGCAGGAGCAGCCGGCCTGGCCGCAGCCGCAGGCCATGTTGACCCAGGTGCCGGACTGCAACTGCGGCACCCAGCCGACCCCGGCAGCCGACCCCGAGGAGGCGAGGACCGGGAAGGTGCGCCACGTCTGGCCTCGGCAGGCGTCCCGACAGGGCCGCACGGTGACCGGGCACCCCCCGACCCGGTAGCCGGTCAGCATCCGCAGGGTCATCACGGCCAGGGCGTCGGCGTTCGCCTTCGCCTCGACCGGCCACACCTCGGGGTCGGCATCCCACTCGGTCTGACAGCAGGTGTGGTCGACCGGCCAGCACTCGTCCGGCAGGGCCGGCAGGGGCGGGGCCGGCGGGACGGCGGCAGGGTCGAACGCGGTCGAGAAGGCGTCGGAGAACTCGTTGGTCGGGGTGCTCATCATGCCGCCGGGTAGGAGAAGACGAACACGAGGTCGTTGTTCTGGCCGGCGGTCAGCGTGCCCGCCGAGGAGACGAGGGTGACGGCCAGGTCGAAGTCGCCCATCGACGGCGACGTGGCCGCACCGGCGACCGTCCACTTGGCCCAGTTCGAGGCGTTGTCCTTGTCCTGCGCCGACACCTTCGTGACCCCCGAGGCGAACAGGTTCGTCAGGTCCACGCCGTTGCGGTCCAGGGCCGCGAACCGCAGCGAGGACGCCGTGGCCAGTGCCCCGGTGTTGGTGGTGACCTCCCCGCCGGACGGGTCGCCGGACGGGGCCGCATCGAGCCGGTACACCGCCGAGACGGTCCGGTCCCCGCCGGTCGCCTCCTCGAGCGCGTCGATGCGGGCGTTGGTGGTGGCCGCCCACAACGCGACCGCGTCGGCGTTGCCGGTGACCTCGGTCTCGACGCCGACGGTCTGGTTCCACAGGTCCGTGACGACGGTCCGCAGGTCGGCGGCGTCGATGTCGCCGGTCGAGTTGTCCGGTAGCAGGTCCAGTAGGTCTTGCAGGGTCGTCACGGGGCTCCTCCTCGGGTCGTAGTGTGCTCCCGGCCCGACCGCGCTCTGCTAGCAGACGGCTAGGGGGCGGTGCCCTCCTGCCAGTCGGTGCCGTCCCACCAGGCGAACGCGCCGTCGCCGAGGACGACATGCTGGCCGGTGGACCACACGGTGGTCGGGTTCGCGGTGATCGCCGGGACGGAGGTGGCGAGGGCGTCGAAGGTCGCCGGCCTGCGGGAGTCGGCGGGCGTCCAGGTGCCGGGGGTGCCGGCGTCCGCGCCGGTCGCGCTCGACCAGGCGGGGTTGTCCAGGGGCAGGCAGCCGCAGTCCACGCCGGGCTCCGGGGGCGGCACGTCGGTCAACTGGACGTGCAGCACATCGGTGCGGTCCAGGGGGGTCAGGAGTTGCCCGGCCCCGGTGCCGCCGGTGACCACCGGGTAGGGGCCGGTGCCCCAGCCGACGCCGGTCATCGTGTTGACGCCCTGGATCTGGAACGAGACCGCCGCGTTCTCAATCGTGAAGTCCCCGAGGACCCCGCCGGACAGGAACGGCCAGAGCATGTAGCCCCAGATGCCCTCGCCCTCGTCGGTGCAGGCCACGCCCGGCACGTTCGACCACACCTCGAGCGCCCACGCATGGTCCGCCGGCGAGACGGCGGTGTCGACCCGGAACCCGACGGCGTCGCCGGCGTCGTCGTAGACGACCTCCTGGCCGGTCATCAGGGCGTACAGGTCCGGCTCCACGTCGCAGAACGTGATCACGTGCGTGTACCCGTCGAGGGTGGGCTTCGCGGGCTGCCGGACACACTTCTTGCCGTTGGCGTTGGTGACGCTGATCTCCTCGCCGTCGTCCACGTTCGCGGTGGTGGCGATGGAGACGAACCCCTCGGAGACGACCTGCGCGCAGTCGCCATACTCCGGTCGCCCGCACACGTCCAGGCGGGTGGCCCGCAGGACCCGTCCGCCGACGAGCGGGAAGCATCGTGTGGTCATGGGTCAGAACTCCTCGTAGTCGGGCGGCTGGTTGGCGGCGGCGTGGTCCCACACCGCGTCGGGGACGATGAAGCCGTGACCGACGGCCCGGACCTCGGGCTGCGGCACCCCCACGGCGTCGGCAGCGTCCAGCAGGGTCCGGGCCATCTCCGGGGACTTGCCCCACACGAAGGTCTGCCCCGGGTCGATCCGCCGCAGTTGTGCGCCCACACCCCACCCCCGACTCACGGCGTCACACCGACGGCGACGGCGAAGCACTCCCACGCCCCGGCATAGGGCCGTTCGGCGAGGGCGAACAGGTCGTTGGTGGCCGGGTCCAGAACCGGGTTGCCGGGGCCGCCGACCGGACCGCGTTCCAAGGTCACCGTCCCGGTCGCCCACATGGTCGAGGGGCCGAGGGGGTCGGTGTCGTCATAGCAGCCCGCCGAGACGACGTTGCCGAGCATCGTGGTCAGCCTGCCGCCGGTCGAGGCCACCAGGTGGGTGGTGCCGAGCAGGGAGGCGTGGGCCCGGTCCATGTGGATCGTGCCGGCCCCGCCGTAGTTGCAGGCGATGTAGTGCTCCAACATCGCCAACGCCTTGTCGACGCCGGTCCAGGCCCCGATGTTGGTGGCCTCGGCGGTCAGGCGGGCGGCCAGCCACTCCTCGACGGCCCGGCCCTCGCCGGCGGTCAGGGCCCGTTCGGCCCGGGCCTGTGCGTCGGTGTTGCCGATGGTCTTGCAGTCCGAGAGCGAGTAGACGACGAACGGCTGCCCGTCCACGACGTCCCTGCCGGACTCGGACACCTTCTGCCCCGAGGGGTCGGCGCAGACCCCGACGGTCATCCGGGCCGGCCCGCAGAAGTCGGGCACGTACTGGAAGCCGAACCCGATGTGCGGGTTGGGGGAGTCGATGACGACGGCGGCGGACAGGATGCCGAACCGGGGCGGCGTCAGGGGCGGTGCCGCCACGTACTCCATCGGCGTGACCGTCATGCGGGGTTCCTCCTCACCTGGTGGGGGTGTCCCCCCGCCCGAACAATCCTGGTGGCCCGGGCGAGGGGGCCAACGGCTACGGCGTGGTCACCCCGTAGCAGCCGGTGAGGTCGGCGGCGGCGGTGCGTCCGGACACGCAGACCGGGATCGTGAGCCGGCAGCCCTGGAAGCAGGTCTGCGCGACCAGGAGCCCGTCCTCCACGAACGCGGCGGTGAAGATGTTCGAGAGCAGGTCCGTCGTGTCGTAGATCGTGTCCAGGCTGATCACGTCCTGGGTGCCGACCACGAACGTGCCCGCCGGGTACAGGAGCACCTCGGCGGTCGTCGGGAACGCCGTCACACAGCCGGCGGCGGTGAACGCCGTGTCCTGCCAGTCGTAGACCCACTGGATGGCGATGCCTCGGGCCGCGAAGTGGGCCTGGATCTGCGCGTCGGTGGTGTCCTCGAGCGGCTGGCCGGTCCGGTTCGACAGGTCCGCCCTGATCGCGGCACGCAGCCAGATCGGGGCCACGGCCTCCAACGACTCGGACCGCGACATCCGGTACTTGTACCGGATGCCCTCGCCGGCCAACTCAAGTGCGGTCAGCGTCGAGAACGTGACGGCCTCACCGTCGAACGCCGGCGTCGCGGTGCCGAGGGCGGTGGCGATGGCGGCGATCTTGGTCGCGTTGACCTTGTGGGCGTTGGCGACGATGGTGCCCTCCAACCACCGCTGCACCAGTTCCGGGAACCCGGCCCGGGTGAGGATCGGGGCCTTGACACAGAACCCGACCGCGTCCAGCCGGACCTCATCGAAGTCCGGGCAGTCGACGGTGCAACAGGTCTTGGCGGTGCCGGCGATGACCTGCGCCTCGGTCAGATGGAAGAAGCAGGTGTCGCCGTAGATGTCGGCGAAGTCGGGGCCCGGCGTGAACCGGATGCCGCCCCTGCTGATGGTCATCTCGGGGGTGTCGAGGATGCCGTCGATGGTCTCGTTCTGGCAGAGCGTGTAGATGGTCTCCGAGGGGGCGCACCAGCCGCCGGCGGCGGTCAGGGAGCCGCCGGGCAGACGGGACTCACGCTTGGCGAGGTCGATCAGGGCGTAGCCGGAGTCGAAGTCCTTGTTCGTGTCGTACAGGCCGTCGGGGTCGTGCGGCTTGGTGATGGTCGCCACCCCGTAGCGGTTCCAGACGCCGGTCTCGCGGCCTGCGGGTGGGGCGACGAACCCCTTGGAGCGGGCCATGAACGCCTTGGCGACGTCGATGAGCCCTTCGAGGCGGGAGCCGAGGGCGTAGCCGCTGATGTCTGCGCCGGCGGTCATCCGAATGTCGGGGTTGGCCCTCGGGCGCGGGTTCGCGGCGCGGCGCATGGTGCGGACCGTGGACCGGGCGGCGGCGGCCACCGGCAGCCGGTCGGTCGTCTCCTCCTCCTCCTCGGCCTCCTCCTCGTCGCCCAGGTCGCCCTCGGACTCGGCGGGCTCCTCGACCGGGGCGTCGGTGTCCTCGGGCGGGTTGATGGCGGCGCGGGCGGCCTCGACCCGGGCGACCCGCTCCTGCGCGGCCTGCTCCCGGTTCACGCCCTCGGCGCGTACCTCCTGGACGAAGCCGGCGAGGCGTTCCATCTCGGCGACCTGCTGGTCGGTGGGGTTGTCGTCGGCGGCCAGTTCATCGAACGCGTCGAGGGCCTGCTGCTCGATGCCGGCCAGTTCCTCGGCGGACAGGGCCGACAGGTCGTCGGGGTAGGGGAACCCGTCGTCGGGCTGGGTCGGGATCGCGGGCATCGGTGGTCTCCTCCGGGTGCGGATGGTGAGGGCAGGCACGACGGGGACCGTCGCGTCGGGGAGCCACGCGGCCAGAGGGGCCAGCGGCGGCTGCTCTGCCAGGCAGGCTAGAACCAGGGGCGGGCCTCGGGGGTAGGGCCCCGCTAGCACCAGTTGGCGCGGGATGATGGGGCCATGAGCACGGACGCGTTCCACTGGATCGTGGTCATCGAACTCGGGGTCATCTGTCTGGCCCTCCTGTTCCCGCTGGCCCGCCGCTGACGAAGACGAGGGCCTGCCCGAGCCTCCAGGCGTCGGGCCGGTCGAGCACGACCTGGTCGGCGTGGCCGTACCTGTTCGAGAACGTGACCAGCACCTGGTCGCCGGCGACCTCGACGGTGAAGCCGTCCACCGGCTCCTGGTCGCCGATCAGGGGTCGCGGCATCGGCCTAGTCCTGGACACAGGCCGTGATGGTGACCGTCGCCTCGGGGTTGCGTTGGTGCACGTCGATGACGGCGGCGTGGTAGCCGGGCGGGCAGGCGGGGCCGGTCGGGCCGGGCGGGCCCGGTAGGCCAGGTGGGCCCGCCGGCCCTCGGGGACCAGTCTGACCCCTCGGCCCGGTCGCGCCGGGCGGGCCGTGCTCACCTGTCGGCCCCCGCTCCCCCCTCGGACCCTGTCCGCCGGGTGGGCCCCGCCGACCTGTCACCCCTGATCTGCCGGCGGGGCCCGGCGGACCAGTCTGGCCCGCCGTCCCGGTGGGGCCAGGGAACCCCCGGTCGCCTGCCGGCCCGGGGTTGCCTGCCGGGCCGGGGTTGCCCGCCGGACCGGGCGGCCCCTGGTCGCCGGTCTGCCCGACCGGGCCGTGCGGGCCCGCCGGACCGGGTGGCCCCTGCGTCTCGGCGACCAGCGTGTTCGGGGTGGCGACATAGTTCGAGGCCAGGGCACCGCCGAGGGCGGTGACCATGAGCACCCCGGCGACGGTGAACCCGACCAGCGGCGAGGGCCGGAAGTTCGGCAGGAGCGTCATGTCGGCGGGGTTGCATCGCTGCTTCTATTAGAAGCATCTGGCTTGTCTGAGGGCGGCGGCCCGGACCGTCCGGCGACGAACCCAGCCAGGAGACCGATCATCGTGTTGATGATGTCGAACAGGCCGGACTCGGCGGCGTTGACGTCCGTGTCCGGGCGGAACAGGCGCAGCGCCCCGATGGTGGCCCCGAACGCCAGCAGCGCGAAGCAGACGGTCCCGGCCACCAGGAGGATGAGCAGGTCGGTGGTGGACCGGCCCCTCATGTCAGCCGCCGCGAGGGGGCGTGACGTAGCCGGCGGCGAACGCGCAGACGGTGGTGATCGCGGCGGCCAGGCTGCCGTCCACGTTCCCGCCGCCGGCCTCGATGATGCCGACCACGATGGTCGCGACGGCCCCGCCGATGCCGGCGGCGGACACCTTCGTGATCGGGGCCTTCGACTTCCGAGGGGCGGCGGGGGCCGGGGTGGTGTCGCTCATGGGATCTGGACCTTCGCCTGGATCAACTGGTGGTCGGCGTTGAGCCGGAACACGGCGTCCCCGACCCGCTGCGCCCCGGTGAACTCGGCCCGGGACGCCTTCAGACGGGAGATGACGTCGATGGTGAACTTGGCTCCGCCCTCGATGGTGCCCGGGTACTTCCCGACCTCGTCCCAGCAGGTGACCAGGGACGGCGAGTGCCACACGTTGCGCTTCTCGTCGTTCGTGTTCGTGTCGGCGTCCACGAACGACAGCGGCCCGTGGTCCTTCGCCCACTCGACGGCCCGGTCCCGGAGCCGGTCGTTGGCGTGCGGCTCGTCGTCCACGCTGTGCGGGGCGAGCAGGTGCAGCGAGGCGAACGCCAGCCGCCCGAACCTGGTCTGCACCACCAGGAACCCGACCCCTCGGGGACCGTGGCCGTGGCCGGCGTCCACGACCTTCTCGAAGTCGCGGTCCACGACCCGCATGTCGGCCCACCGCTGGTCCACCGCGATCCACGAGTCACCGGGCGAGGCGACGTAGCAGGCGTAGCCGTGGGCCTTCGCGGCGGCGGGGATGGCCTCCCGGGTCGGTGACGTGCCGGCCTCGGTGCCGGTCAGGACCTCGTTGTCGTGGCGCCGGGCGTAGGCGAACACCCGCTCCGCGTCCTGCCGGCGTTGCGCATCCGGGTCGGTCGCCTGCAGCGACGTGTGCTGGATGGTGAACGCAGGCATGGTCAGCCGTGCCGGATGGTCTGCTCGTTGATGTCCCACGCCCAGCCGGCGTACCGGAGGCCCCAATGCGCCTCCACCCACCCGAGTTGGACGGTGGCGACCCTGCCGGAGCCGCCGGCGTCGGTGGACCTGATCTTCCCGTCCCCGAGGGAGAGGGCGATGTGGCCGTAGCCGTGGGAGCCGCCGGTCCAGTAGACCGCCGCGCCCCGAGGCGGTCGCCGGTTCCCGGGGTGCCGGTCGTTGGTGTTGAACCAGGCGGTCGAGGCGTCCGGGTAGCGGGACGAGATGCCGCACCACTCGCGGGTCTGTTGCAGGCAGTAGCCCGGGCTGTTGGTCTTGTCGTTGACCGCGTTCCGGGCGGCGGCCTTCGCGGTGTAGGCCACGTCACTCTCCCTCGTGCTTGTTGCGGCCCGGGCGTTCGGTGTTCTCCCGGTCCTGCCCGTCGTCGTCGGGGTTGCCGGGCACGTACTTGGCGTCGTCGTCGCCGTCCTCGACCAACTCCTCGTCGGTCAGGTCGTCGTCGGACGGTTGGGTGGACATAGGGTTCCCCTTCCTCACTTGGTGGCGGCCACGGCCTTGATCGTGGAGCCGGTGCCGTTGCCGCCGGACTGTGCGATGGCGGCCTGCGCCTCGGCGAGCGTCTTGTAGACCTGCACCGACCCCGAGGCGAACCGCACCTGATAGTTGGTCTTGGAGCCTCCGCAGTTGCAGCCCACGAGGTCACTCCCTTCCGATGGCGCGCCGGGCGGCGGCGATCCTGGTGGCCGGGTCGCGTCCGAGGCTACGCCGCAGCGACGCCACCCTGGACCGGCGTGCCCGGTCGGCGCGGATGATGGCGATCACCTGGTCGGCGAACGACGCCGGCGGCTCGTCCCGGACCTCCGGCTCGAGGATGCCGGAGGCGACCAGCGCGGTCTGTCTGCCGGCGGCGGCGGCGACCTGCAACCTCGGGACCGGGAACCCGGGCACGTTGACGGCCAGGCAGGCGACCAGTTCCAGGTCGGGGCCGCCGGTGTCCCGCCAGTCACCGGACAGGGCCCCGGCGGCGGCCAGGGCAGCCCGCGTCGCCTGGTCGGCGGTGTCCCGCAGGCAGCCGGCGAACCAGATCCCCCACTCGTCCTCGCCGACCGCGATGTCGGCGACCGCCGCGCCGGTGTTGTCGTAGTGGGCGGCGGCGGGCCGCCACCCCAGCGAGGCGGCGGCGTGGCCGGTGTCCATCGTCACCTGCCCGACCTGCACCAGTCCCTCGTCGGTCTCGGCGACCCCGGTCGCGTAGTAGGCGTAGCCGGTGGCCGAGTGGGGTGGGGTGATGCAGACCCCGTCGTGGCCGATGTGGCAGGTGCCCCAGGCGGCCAGGTGCCCGAACAGACGGTCCCCGTCGATGGTCAACGCGGTCAGGCCGGCGTCCAGGGCCGGCGGACGACGGAACCAGTCGGCGGGCGGCAGCCCCTCCGCCGACCCCTGGACGGGGCGGGCCGAGGCCACCAGGTGCGCTGCCGAGGCGGGCGGCTCCTTGCCGGCGGCCCGGTACAGGGAGTCCGGTGGCGTCTCGTCCAACTGGTTCGTGTAGAGGCCGATCAGGGTGGTGGCGGCGGCCTCACGCTTGTCCGGCGGCGCGTCCACACCGCCCCTGCCGCCGGCCAGGACCGACGCGGCGGCATGACAGCCGCCCCGGTTCAACGCCCCGGCAGGCTCGTAGACCGGCAGCCGGTGCAGGGACTTCGAGGCCGGGTCCTGCCCCTCGGCGGGGTCGAGATGGATCAGGGTCGCGTTCTTCCACTGGTCGTTGGTGTAGTCGGCGGCGGTGAAGTTGCCCCACGGCTTCTCGGAGACGAACTCGACGGCCACCCCCTCCGGGGCCTGCTCGGTCTGGCCCGGCTCCGGCAGCGACGGGTCGCGGGTGCCGTTGGCGACGTATGCCTGGTGGAAGGCGGGGATGCTGCACAGGGTGGCCCCGCAGATGCGGGCCGCCGTCGCCCGCTCGATGACCTCGCCCCCGTCCTCGGGTCCGAAGAACAGGTCCTCGATGCGGACCGGGTCACCGTTGGCGTCCACGAACTCGGCGACGTAGTCGTCGGCGTCGATGCTGGTGCCCCGCAGGATGCCGGCGTCGATCTGCCGTTGCGCCTCCTCGGCGGTCGGGGACGTGTCCCAGGTGCCGACCGCCCGGATCATCGGCGTCGGGTACGTGTCGGTGTCGCGTTCGATGGCGTCGATCCTGCCGACCCGGACCGCGCCGTCGTGGCCGAGGGCCTGCGCGTCCTGGAACATCAGCGGCAGCGGCAGGTCCCGCCAGGTCAGGGAGCCCTCGGCGAACTCGCGTCCGTCGCCGGTGCGGACCTCCTCGGGGGCCAGGATCCCGAACCAGGGTGCGCCGGCGGCGGGTGCGCTCTCGGAAGCAGGAGCCGGCTCCTCGGCGGGGGCGGGCTCCTGGTCGCCGCCGGCCTCGCCGGCCAGGGTCCAGGTCGCGGAGTGGTCGTCGCCGACCCACAGGGCCAGCCGGTCGAACCCGATCTGCTCGACGGCGGCGGCGGCGTCCTCAACCTCGGGGTCCAGTTCCTCGGCCCCCTCCGCCGGGTAGCCGATGGTGACGTGCGGCGTGTACCCGTCGTGCTGCTCCACCGCGTTCACGGCGTCCTGGACGCCGGGGGCGTCGAGCAGGGCGTTCCGGACCGCCGCCAACGCTCCGCCGGCGGGGATCATCCAGACCCGGGCCCCGTCGTCACCGAGGCTGGCTACCCCGTCCACCTGCTCGGTGAACGGCTGCCCGACGGTGGCGGCGGCCTCGGCGGCGGTCGTCAGGGTCGCGAGGTCCAGGTCCGGGTTCTCGCCGGCCTCACCGAACCACAGCAGGGTGGCGTGCTTCTCCTCCTCACCGATGTCGTTGACGGGGTCGTCGGCGGCGGGCAGGGCGACCAGGACCACCCCGGTCGGCTCGTCGTCGTCCTGGAACGTCTCGGCGGCGGCGGTCAGACCGGGCGGCGGGACCAGGCGGTCCCAGGCGGGCCGGGTGGTGTCGTAGGCGAACCCGGGCGGCAGCCGGTCGGCCAGGACGGTGCCGGTCTCGGTGTTGACGAACACCGGCGGCGTGTCCGGGACCACCAGGCCACCCGAGGACTGTGCGTACCCGAGCCACGGACCCCACTCGGCGGGCGGGGCCGGGTCGATGGTGATGCCGCCCGGCAGGGTGGCGACGGCGGCCTCGGCGGCGACGCGGGCCTGTGCATGGTTGAGGGTCATCTGAACTTCACTCCTTCTCCGTTCGGGCGGGCCAGGTCGTCGGTCCGCATGACGACCGCCTTCCCGGGCCGCATCTGCCGCCACATACCTGACACTGGTCCGTACAGGGTGCCCGTCTGCGCATCAACGAACTCGATGGTCCCGTCCGCGTTCTTGACCCAGTTGAAGACGTGGGCGTCGCCCTTGACCCACTCGGTGTAGACGATGCCCCACTGCTTGCCCTCGCCGGTGGCGACCTGCTCGACGCCGGCGACGATGTCCTTGTGGGCGTAGATGCGGCCCTTCATCCCCCCGGGTTCAGGTAGGAACTTCGCCCGCTCCAACAGGTTCGTGGACCCGGTGGCCGGGTCGAACCAGCGGGTCAGGTAGTCCGAGCCCTTGATCTCCGAGGCCCCCGAGTTCGGCAGGGCCTCGACGTTGTAGCCACGCATCCGCATGTCGAAGGCGGTGACCGTGTTCTGGCAGTTGATCCCATAGGCGGGGTCGGTGCCCCACCTCGGGTTCGCCGACGAGTAGGCCCGCAGCGTCCGCCCGGCCAGCGCCGGGTCGGGTTGCACGTCGCCGTAGAACGCCTCGGTGGTCCGGGCCCAGTTCCGGGCCTCCCACGCCTTGAACTCGTCCATGTTGGCGGCCAGGTCCCGGGCGGCGAGGTTGATCGCCTGCGCGTTGGTCATCCCCTCCGCTTCGTAGGCGGCGACCTGGGTGGCCAGGTCGAGGGGCTCCGGCTTCGGGTCCTCGTCCTCGGGCGACGGCCCCACCGTCTCGGGGTAGCCGGGGTCGCCGGGCATCAGGTAGGAGACCCAGCACCGGCAGTTGATGACCTCCTCCGGCGGGCCTGCCGGGTCACCGGGGAACGCCAACGGGTAGCCGCCCACGTCGAACGGCGTGTCCATCCCGAACACCTGCTGCCCGTTCGCCTCGACATGCGTCTCCCTGGTCCGGTCGTCGGCAGAGGCGTTCCACTCCTTGACCACCTGCTCCGGGTCCTCACCCAGCGAGTCGGCGGTGGCGCGGGCGGCGGTGAACGCGCCGGCGTTGTGGGCGGCGGCCACCTCAGTCCTCGCGATGGTGCGGCCCCGGTTCCGCCACGTCGCCGCACCCTCCGAGGCGAGCGTCGCCTCAACCCGGGCCGCCAACTTCGGGATCTCCTCGCCGGCCAGCCGGCCCTCATCGAGCGTGCCCCGGATCAGGTTGAACACGTTGTCGCCGACCCCGACCACCCGGTTCTGCACCTCCGCCAGATGCTTGCTGGCGTTCTGGATGGCGTCATGGGAGGCGGCGGCGGTCACCCCCTCGCCGGGCAGGTGGCCGGCCTGCCGGTCGTAGGCGTCGGTGTAGACCTGCTCGACCACCGGCAGGATGACCGTCTCGACCAGGCGTTGCCACTCCGGCCACCGGGTGTCGAGGACCGCTTCGTCCCAGCCGGCCTCCTCCAACGCCCGCACCGACTCGGCGGCCAACATGCGCATCGCCTTCACCACGGCGGCCTCGACCCGGGCCTCGCCGGTGGCGATCATCCGCTCCTGGACGTCAGGCACGACGAGCCTCGGGGGCGGCGAGCGCGGTCCGGGCGCGGGCGGCCCGGAGCCGGCGGACCAGGAGCCGAGGGTCGTGGTCCGCGCCGGCCAGGAGCCGGTCCCGGGCGTAGCCCTCGATGGCGGCGTCGAACGCGGTCGGGTCGCAGCCGACGAGTTGCGCCACCTGCCCGGTCAGCCTCCGGTCGATGGCCCCCGTCATGCACGCCTCGAGCCGGTCGGGCGGGACGGGCCGGATGGTCTTGGAGCGGGCCGAGTGCTTGTTGCGGGCCCTCTCGACGGCCCGGTGGGCGAGCGGCCACGCGCCGGCCAGGAGGGTGGCGGCGGCCTGGTCGGGAATGTCGCGGCGGTTCTCGATGGCGGTCTCGGGGACCGCTGGGGGCTCCTGCTCACCCGTCGTGGGCGGGGTGGGCGCGGGCCCGCCGGCGGCCTCCTCCATGTTCGCCGGCTCCGGGTACAGGTCAACCCCGAGGGCGTCCAGGGCGGCGGCCACGAGTTCGGGGGTCAGGGCCCCGGTGGCGGCGCGTTGCAGCAGCATGGCCTCCAACTCGGGCGGGTCGGGGGCGTCGCCCTCATCGAACCCGGTCTCCCGACGCAGCGCGATGCCGTTGATCTCGAGCCGGTCGTACAACTGGAACGCCTCGGCGGTGTGGTCGGGGCGGAGCCGCAGGTCGGAGGTGTCGGCGGCGATGACCAGGAACTCGGTGGCCTGGCCCTGCGCTTCGAGGTGCGGGTAGAGCCACCGTTCGGTCAGGGCCGCGCACACGAGTTCGCAGGCCGGTTCGATGTGGGTCTTCAGGGCGGCTTCTTCGATCTGCCAGGCCCCCCAGTGGTTGACGTCGCCGGTGCCGAGCAGGACCTCGGGCGGCATGTCGAGGCCGAGGGCGAGCCGGCGGATGGCCTCGGACCGCAGGTCGATGCTCTTGTCGTCCAGGGGGGTCGCGAACGTGATGTGCTTGGCGTTGCCGATCAGGGCGCCGGGGGCCCGGACCACGATGGGCACCACGGCGGACGCGTTGCCCCGGTCCTTGATGGGGGTGAGCATCGCTTCGGCGAGGTCGGCGACGAACTGGTCCGTGCTGGCGTCGGACGCCGGGGGGGGGCCTTCGGCGGGGGTGCCTGCCGGCGACGGCGGGGCCGGCGGCGCGGTGAACGTCATCTCGGAGGGCAACATCAGGATCCCGGCCCCGGCGAGCCGGGAGTCGATGGATGCGCCGATGGACTTCGTCAGGCCCTCCAACTCCCGCAGGATCGGCAGCACCGCCCGGCACGGACTGGTGGCCTCGACCCACAGACGCGGGTGGGACCGCCAGATGCGGATGACGACCGCCGGCTCGGCGGCCTCGGGGTCGGTGTCGATGAGCCGCTTCTCCCCGTCGCCCCGGTCCACCTGGTAGCGGCCCCCGGTGCCCTGCGGCTTGACCTCAGCGTTGGAGTAGAGGGTCCAGGTGTCGTTGCCGGCCTCGTCGGCCTCCCCGACCAGGTAGAACTCGCCGGGCACGAACAGGTGCAGGCCGGCGGCGGCCAACATCTGCGACTGCCCGGCGGGGCCACCGGCCAGCGAGTTGAGGGCGTCGACGGCGGGGCCGGCGACCACCTCCTCCTCACCCCCGTCCGCCGTGCTGCGTTCGATGTAGAGCCGGACCCGGCTCATGGCGTTGGCGAACCAGGACGCGGCGAACGCCAGTTCCCCGGTCGAGTCCAGGAAATACCACGCCTCGGCCTGCCAGTCCTGGATGCCGCCGGCGGGCAGGCCGGGGTGGCCGGTGCCCGAGGAGGTCACTTGGAGGGCGGAGGCGATCAGGCTGTTGGGTGGCTCGGCGGGGACGGGTCGTGCGTACGCTGCGCCTCGGGCCATGCCGGCAGGCTAGGACCGCCGTACGGCGGGCGGGGAGACGGATGCTAGCGGCGGGCCTGCCGGCGGGCCTCGGCGCGGAGCAGGTCACGCAGATAGGTCGCCCGAGGCGTCGTGCCTCGGAGCCGGTCGAGGACGGCCAGGGCCTCGGGGTTCAACTTGACGGCGACGACCTGACGGTAGGGGCCGCCGGAGTGGTCAGGGTGACGGGGCACCAGAACTCCCGGTTGTCGTAGGCGAAGGCGAGGGCGGCGACGATGATGTCCTCCTCGGTCTGCACCGAGGGGCCCCCATAGCCGTCGATCAGCGCCGAGACCAGGTTCATCGGGACTGTCACGTTGCAGGTGATCACGAGGGTAACCCTCGCACTACTCCTGCCTGAAGGTAACCCTCACTCGGGGGGTTCCTCGCGTTCGTCGTAGGCCACCACGATCCCAGCCGCATAGGCGACCGCCAGCCACAGGTTGACCAGGAGCCAGGCGGCCCCCCAGAAGTGGTGCCAGTCGAGGCCGGACCACACCGCCCACCCGAGGTCGGCGGCGGCGAGCCAGGGGGTCATGCACCAGGGGCAGCCGAACAGGTCGCCCCACCTGCCGGTGTGGTTGAACCACCAGACCCGCACCGTGACGGCGGGGGGAAACGAGTCGTGGGTGACCAGGCGGGCGGCTCTGCCGACGGCGAGGACGGCGAGGGCGAAGCAGGCGAGGAGGTACAGGGGATCGTGGCTCTGCCAGGTCGAGCGCATGACGGGGAGAGTAGGGCAGGGCCGCCCCCGTTCGCGTTGGGGGCGGCCCTGGTTGGGCGGGGGGGTCTAGTCCTCGTCGGGTTCGCCGAGGAGGCGTCGCATGGCGCGTTCGTCCTGGTCGTTCTCGCGTTGTTGGTCGCGGTAGTCCTGTTCGGGGGTGTCCTCGGTGATCCGTCCGGTGCCGACGTGCTTGGGGCCTCGGGGTCGGTCGGGCCGGTTCTTGTCGGCGGCCATCAGCCGATGAAGATCTTGGACTGGACGCGTCCGCCGGAGAAGCCGATGGTGGCCGACCCGTAGGGGTTGCCGGTGGTCTTCCACTGCCGGATGGTCAGGAACGTCGAGGCCATCGAGACCTTGCCCTTGGAGCCGACGATGCGGAACACGGTGGCCTTGGACATGCCGGTGTGGATCTTGCGGAACTCGGTCCTGCTCATGGACGGCGGGTTGCCGGCGGCGTTCGAGGGGGCCGTGGTGGCGGCGAGGGTGCCGCCGGTGAGGACGGCGGTGGTGGCGGCCAGGGCCGCGATCTTGCGCTTCATGTGTGTTTCCTTCGGTTGGCGGGTCGTTGTGCCCGGTTGTCCGCCCCTCGGGTTGGGGGCGGGGGTCTAGGGGTCAGGGCCGGCGGTCCTGGATGCGGTCGGGGTGGTTGCCCTCGAAGCCTCGGGTGCCGTCGCGGCGCATGACCTGGACGTAGCCCGGGGGCAGGGTGGCGAGGTCGCCGGGGGCGATGCAGTCGTGCCGCAGGTTGCCGCGAGGGGTGCGGCCCCGGACGACCACGACGCGGCGGACGTCGTTGAGGCGGATACGTCCGCCCCAACTGGTGACCATGACGCGGTCGCCGACGAGGATGTCGACGCCGAGGTTGTCGCGGAGGCCGGTCGAGGTCATCGGGGGCCTCCCTCGCGGTCGTAGGCCCGCTCGAAGGCGAGGCCCGCGCCGTAGGACAGGTCGGCCAGGGCGACCCAGGTGTCGCCGGCGTCCTCGGCGGTCAGGTGCCCGGCCTTGACGGCGATGGCGTAGAGGCGGCCAAGTTCGCTGCCGTTGCCGAGGACGGCGGCGTCGAGCGCGTCCTCAAGGGTGATGGGGCCGATGGGTGAGTCGTGCATGGTGTCCTCCTTGGACGGTTGGCGGGTCATGGTCACACCTTGGCATAGGTGCGCGTATGGTTCAAATCGTGGGGGCCTGGTCACCGGCGGGGCTTCCGGCGGGCCTCACGCCTCTCGGCGGCGGTCGGCTCGAGGCGGGCCTTGTGGACCCGGCCCAGCCGCAGGTGGTGGGTCCTGCCGGACTCGACCCGGCGGCACAGTTCGGCGGGGGCGGCCCCGCAGGTCGGGCAGGGCCGCAGCAGGACCGTGACCTGCTCCGGGGTCGGGGCGGTCATGCCAGCCCCCACTCGGCCTTCTCGGCGTCCGAGGCGTCGCGGTGGAAGTACTTCGGGCGGCCCACCGCGTGGTCCATGTAGCCGTCGTACCACTCGTCCTTCTCGCCCCGCCCGTCGGCGCGGTCCAGGGCACCGTCGCCGGCTCGCTCCGAGGCGGCCCAGCCGCGCCGGTAGGAGGCCGAGTCGTAGGCCGGGGCCGGCGGGGCCTCGACCTGGTCGCCGCAGGGCTCGCACCATCCCTCGGGGGCGTGCGAGTGCTCGCGGGCCAGGGCCAGGGTGCGGTGGCTGCAGATGGAGTCGTGGGCCTCGCACACGGTCTGCCACCTGCCGGCCTCGGTGTCCATGCCGGCGGCGGTGCCGTCGTAGATGCCGACGTAGTGGCCGGTGGACCGGGCCCTGGTCATCTGCACCAGGCCGGCGTAGTCGGCGGCGAAGGCGGGGATCCTGCTCATGGGTGGTGCTCCTCGGGTTGGCGGGTCGTTCAGTAGTGACACGATGGCATCAATGGTGCGCGTATGCAACTCGGCGCCGTCAGACGTCCGGGCGAGGCCGGCCCGAGAGCCAGTGGCGGCACCGCTCAGCGTCCTCGGGCGTCTTGTGGCCGATGTGCCACTCGCCGCACTCGCACCGGTAGGCGTGGATCGTGTCGCAGCCGGGGCAGGTGAGCCGGTGCAGCCAGGCGGCGTTCTCGGCCACCGCCTGGCTCGGGTAGCAGACCTTCTCCGGGCGCGGGCAGGGCCTAGGCGCAGACACCGCAGACCCCGGTCACCGGCAGTTCGGTCCAGCAGGTCGGGCAGGCCGGCTGGGCCTCGGGCCCGGGCCGGCCCTGCTCACGGAGCCGGATGGTGGTCAACTCGTCATACTCGACGCCGCCCTGGCCCCAGTCGCCGGGCCCGTAGTGCAGGTAGCCGGGGTGGACCGAGAACGCGTTCTGGCGGGTCACCCCGTCCCGGACCGGGCGGACCCCGATGTAGGAGGCCGAGGGCGGGACGTAGTAGATGGCCTCGCCGACCGCGTCCAGGCGGCGGGCGATCAGGGCGATGTCCGAGGGGGCCCAGGACTCGGCCCGCCACGCCAGCACCTCCTCGCGGGTCAGGATGGCGTAGCCCTCGGGGGGCTCGCCGCCGTCGACCAGGTCGGCCAGGGCGACGGCGGCCTCGTAGGTGCTCGGCATGGTCACCACCCCTCGCAGGAGCCGGGCCGAGGCTCGGCGGCGTGGTCGATGGCGCAGCCGGGGGTGCCGGCCTGGCAGGCGTCCGTCTCGTCGCGGTCCCACGCGATGGCGCGGGCCCCGTGGGCGACGGCGTCGGCCTTGGCCCACGCCTCGACCACCTCGGGGAGCACCCCGTAGGTGACGTAGCGGTCGCCGTCGGCCTCGAATACCGCCACCATCGGGCGGCCCTCGGCGTCGGTGAAGGGCCGCCCGTAGGCGGTCCCGTTCACCGTGATCGTCTCGTCGGCGCTCATGCCTCGCCCCTCGCGGCGGGCTCGACGGTCCGGTAGGTCTCCTGGAGCCGGGCCTTGGCCTCGGCCAGCGTCTTGAACTCGAGCGAGATCAGGAGCAGGTCGAAGGTGCGGGCCTCGGCCCACCAGGTGCGCCCGATCTTGCGGGCGGAGCCGACGAACTCAGTGGCCGAGTCGGTGGGGGCGGCGACGTACGCGCCGGTCGAGACGCGGTGGAAGGTCAGGTCATACATGGTGCGGTTCCTATCTGTTGGCGGGTCGTTGTTGACGGTGACACCTTCGCTCATCCGGTGCGCGTATGCAACTCGGCGCGGCGGGCTGGCTACCCCCTCGGGAACGCCCGGTCGAAGGCGGCCAGGACCGCCCGCATCCTCTCGGCGGCCTCCTCGACGGCCCACTCGATGTGGTCCGCGCAGCCCCTGAACCCGTTGATGCCGAGGACCGCCGGCTCGTCGCAGTGGTCGCAGGTGCCGAGCGTCTCGCGGGTCATCGGTACACGAACCAGACCGAGACGGCGGCGAAGAAGGCGACCACGACCAGGCCGGTGATGACCTCCTCGGTGCCCCGGGCGACGACCAGGACGATCAGCAGGCCGCCGGCCAGGATGACCAGGGGCAGGTTCTCGGCGGTCAGGGTCAGGTCGGTCATCGGTTCAGGTCGTACACCTTCCGGGACTGCACCAGGGGCTTGCCCTCGGGGCCCTTGACGTACGGGTCGATGGTGATGCGGCGCAGCACCCCATCGTCGCAGTGCCGGCAGCGGCGGACCAGGATGCCGGGCTCGGCCTCGACCGGACCGTACGCGTGGTGGCCGGCGGGGCCGTCGGGGCAGACCCTCGGGCCGTAGGGCTGCCACCGCAGGTGCTGGCGGACGATCCATCGGTGCTGCCACTCGACCACCGACTCGCCCTCGCCGGGCCGGTGCTCGCGGCGGCGGAGGCTGATGACGGTGACCCGAGGGGGCAGGCCCTTCTTGACCGCCCGTCTGCCGGCGGCCCGCTCCGGGATGGTGGGGGTGGCGGCGGCGACGGTCTGGCCGAGCAGGAGCCAGAGGGCGTAGGCGTACTTGGGGAGGTGGGTCATCATCTCGGCGGGCGTGTCGCCGTCCGCGATCACCTCGTCGCGGGCCCCCTCGGGGACCGGGATCATCACGTCGCCGAGGGGCGCGTCGTCCTGGAGGTACTCCGCGCCGATCCAGTACCAGCGGCCCGCGATCCGTTGGGCCCACGCGGCGACGGACGAGTCGTCCAGGTGAGACAGGGCGACCTCGTCGGGGTCGTGGGCGTCGTTGTACCACGTCAGCATCGTCACCGGCGTCTCCCGGTCGGGCAGGGACACCGAGTGCGCTGCCGCCGGCCCCCAGACCAGCCAGTGGGCCTTCATGGTCCGGCCCCGGATGTCGTGGACCGGGATCGGGTGGTCGAACCGGGCGATGCCGGAGGCCGAGGGGGCCAGCCGGTGCTGCCAGGTGTCGGTGGCGTCGATCTGCTCGGCGATCTGGACGACCAGGTCGCACATGTCCTCGGTGACGTGGTACGTCTCGGCGGCCCGGACGTGGGCGTAGTGCCGGCCCTGGAGGTAGCGGGCGTTGGCCTCGACGCGTTGGGCCTCGACCTGGTCGCGGCGTTGGTCGGCGGCGGTGGCGTCGAGGTCGGCGGAGAACGAGGCTTCGATGACGGCGGTGAACCGGGCGTCGTCCATGCGGGTGACCAGGTCGGTGTGCATGTCGAGGACCTGGCTCGGGGTCATGCGCGGCATCAGGCTCCCTCCTCATCCAGCAGCCGGTAGCGGACCCGGCGGACGGCGTCGTTGAACACCCTGGCGTGGCCGAGGAGTTCGTCGGCCAGGTCGGCGCGGCCCACGGCGCGGAGCCGGTCGATGGCCTCCGAGGCGGGGGCGGTGATGGCCACGAGCCGGGACTCGATGTAGTCGCGGTCGCGGGCGTTCATGCCTCGGCCCCCTCGGCGGGGTAGCGGCGCAGCCCGATGCCGGCCAGGTGGTACACGTCGCCGTTGGGCGCGTACCACGCGAGGTCGCCGGGCTCGAGGCCGGCGAGGGCGGGGTCGCCTTCCTCGGCCCGGTCGAACCGGGCGTCGAGGGCGGCGGCCAGGGAGTCGGCCAGGCGGCTCACAGGGCGGCCCTCCCCTCGGGGCTGATGGTGTAGGTGATGGGGAAGGTGCCCGAGACGATCCGGGGCTGGACCGGGACCAGGCCGGCGGCCTGCTTGACGATCTCCAGGGGCTGGTCGGCGTAGGCCAGGCCGGCGGCGACCAGGGGCGTCATCGCCTTGTGGTCGGCGGCGAGGGCGGTCGTCCAGGGGCCGGCGGCCAGGTGGGCGAGGGTGGACTTGATGCTCATGGCGGGTTCCTTTCGTTGGCGGGTCGTTCAGTGCTGACACGATGGCATGGCCGGTGCGCGTATGCAACTCGGGCCGGTCCCTCGGGGCCTCGGTGTGAGGGCACCGGGCCCCGAGGGCCGGCGGCTCAGGCGGCGTGCTTGGCGACCAGGGCCTCGGCCTGCTCGACCGAGAGGCCGTACTGTGCGGCCAGGGCGGCGAACCGGCGGGCCCGCTTCTCCTCGTCGGCGTACGCGGTCGAGGTTGCCACGTTGGTCAGGGTGGCGGCGATCATCCGCTCCCGGCTCGGCGCGGCGGTCGCGATGATCGTGTCGATCTTCTCGGCGACCCGCTCGCGGTGGGCCTCGGCCCGCTCGGACTTGGTCGGCCAGGCCCGGCCCTCGTCCTTGGCGGCCTTGTAGGCGGCGTTGCGCTGGGCGGTCCGTACGTCGCAGAACAGGGTGGCGTAGGCGTCCGCGCCGACCCGCAGGAGGTGGGTCTCGGGGCAGGTGCGGCAGTAGCGCAGGCCCCGGGTGCCGACGGCCTCGGGGACCGGGGCGTAGCGGACCTTGTCGGTGGGCCGGTACTCAACCACGCCGGGGGCTCCGGCGACGCCGACGGTGGCGATGATGATCGCGCCACCGCGCTTGTAGGCGGTCGCCATGACCGGCTTGTCGGCGGGGGTGGGGGCGTAGCCGAAGGCGACGCGGAGGGGGAGGCTCTTGGCCTGCACGGTCTTCCAGTTGCTGCTCATGGTGGGTTCCTTCTCGGGTTGGCGGGTCAGTGGCTAGTGGTGACACCTTCGCTCACGGGGTGCGCGTATGCAACTCGACGGGGGGGTCAGCGGTCGATTTCTTCGCGGGCCAGTTCGGTGCCGCAGGCGGCGCAGAACAGGGTCGAGTAGCCGCCGCCGACCCGGAGCAGGCCCTCGGTCGAGGAGCAGTCCGGGCAGGGAGTGGACAGGGTCAGGTCGGTCTCGTGCATCACTCGACCCCCTTCTCGCCGGCGGCCTGCTGGGCCTCGCGGATGGCGTCCAGGGCACCCGAGGCTTGCCAGACGCCCTCCCAATCGCCGGCGGCGAGGTCGCGGGCCCGCTGCTCGCCGACGGCCTTGCGGAGCGCGGCGAGGTCGCGGTGGCCCTCGGGGTAGGCGGCGGCCAGGTGGTCGCGGGCGACCTCGTAGCCGCGCCGGCGGGCCGACTTGGCCTCCGGGGACTGAGGGTTCGGGGTCATGCCTCACACCCCCTCGGCGCGGAGGCCGGCCTCGAAGCGGCGGGCGTTGGCGACCGCTGCCATCCGGGTCGGGAAGTTGGTCTCCCAGTCCCCGGTCCGCTGGTTCGACCAGTGGTGCCGGATGCGGCGACCGTTGAAGGTCTGCTCCACGGTCCGCTCGAACACGTAGTCCGGCAGGTCGGGGTGGGTGGTGGTCGTGGTGTTCATGGTGGGTTCCTCTCGGGGTGAGGGGCCCCCCCGGGTTGGGGGCCCCTGGTTGGCGGGTCAGGCGGCGGCGATCTTCTGGCACCGCTGGCAGGTGGGCTCGGTGGCCCCGGCGACGATCCGGGGGGCCTTCCAGACGCCGTTCACGGTGCCCCATCGGTTGCACAGGATGCCGGCCTCGTCCATCAGGTGGAGGGCGGCCCCGTTGCCGAGGCGGGCGATCTGGTGGGTGGCGGTCATGGTGGGCTCCTTCTGGTTGGCGGGTCGTTCAGTAGTCACACCTTGGCTCAGGCGGTGCGCGTATGCAACTCGGCGGGTCATCTTTCGACGCGGCGGGCCAGGCGGGCCGGGCTCGAGTAGACGGCGGGGGCGGCGGTGATCATCAGGTGGGTCAGGACATGCACCGCCGCGTCCAGGCGGTCCGGTGAGGGCTGCCCCGGCTCGTCGGGCACCCACTCGGTCTGCTGGGTCTCCAGGCCGGGCAGGACGCCGACGTGGTGGACGCGGCCCTGCTCGTACAGGCCGACCACCGGCTCGGCGCGGAGCCGCTTCCCGACCCGGGTGGGGGCCCGGAACACCGGCACGGTGGGGTCGATGGTCCGCAGGGTGGAGACGACCATGTCCCCGCCGTAGGTGGTCTCGACCACGATGCCGACCGCGCCGTGCCGCCGGTAGGCGTCGATGGCGGTGCGGGCCCACTCCTCGGGGCCCATCCGCCCGGACAGGTCGGCCAGGACGTAGCCGTGGCTCACCCCGCCGGCGACGCGGATGCCGGCGACGACGATGCCGGCCTCGGCGGACCCTGGCTTGTGGGAGCCGGGCGGGTCGATGCCGACGGCGGTCCGGTCCAGGGGAGCCAGGGGGCCTCGGTGCCGGTGGGCGTCGATCAGGGCGTAGGTCCACAGCGCGCCCTCGATGTCGTCCAGCATCTCGGCGTCGAGTTCCTGTAGGCCGGTGCGGGTGCCCTCGTAGCGGGCCAGGTAGGAGGCCAGGACGGTCGGGTCGAGCCGGATGGCGTCGCGGGTGCGGCCCCGGGTGATGAGCGTGGTCGGGTCGGCGAGCAGGGCCCGGACCTCGGGCCTCGGCTTCGGGGTGGTGCTGGCGACGTAGTGGGGGCGGACCCCGATCCGCAGACCCATCCGGGTGTGGTCGAGGGCCGCGCCGAGGTAGCGCTGGGCGGCGACCTCCTCCATCCAGACCAGGCACGTGTTGCCCGCCGAGCGCAGGCGTTCGATGTCCTCCTTGGTGTACGCGCCGAGGAGCCGGGCCCGGCAGCCGTTGGGCCACAGGACGGAGAGGCCGCCGGCGGCGACGTAGGTCTTGACGTTCGGGTTGATGGTCTTCAGGCCCGAGGGGCCGTTGTAGCAGGCGTCGAAGGCGTCGCCCTGGGTGGGGGCGACGATCAGGGGCCGGTGCCCGCCGGGCAGGCGGGGGTCGCAGGGCGGGCCGGTGACGTGCCGGTTGACGTAGCGGGCCGCGCCCTCGGTCTTCCCGGTGCCCCTGCCGCCCAACATCAGCCACATGCCGTGGGTCGGGACCGGGGCCGGCGGGATGGACCGGCAGGGCAGGGCACAGACCTGGTCGGCGCCGTGGGCGTGCGGATGCTGCCAGGGGTAGGGCTGCCAGCGGCGGGCCCGTTCGGCGGCTATCTCGGCGCGCAGGACGGCGGCGACGGCGGCGGCCTCGGCCTCGGACTCGATGCCGGCGACCAGGGCCTCAACCCTGGACAGGTGGCTCGGGCTGCTCATCGATGACCTCGCCGGCGATGACCTCCCGGTACTCACCGAGCAGGTCCTCCAACTCGGCGACGGTGCCGGAGCCGATGACGACCTGCTGCGGGGCGTCCAGGCCGTTGAGGCGGGCCCGCCTGGTGGCGATGCCGAGCCAGGAGTTGACCGCCTTGATCTTGATGTCGTCGGAGACGGCGTTGGCCTGGCCGGTGCCGAGACGGGGGCCGGTGACCAGGGGCCAGAGCGCGGCCTGTGCCCGGTCGTAGCGGGCGTTCTCCAGCGCCCGGTATTCGGCGACGCTCTCGGCCTCGACGTGGTCCAGGGCGGCCAGGACGGCGCGGCGGGCGGTGCCCCGGTCGGAGTAGCCGGCCTGCTCGGCGACCTGGTCGTAGGTCAGACCGGACAGCCGCAGGGCGACGGCCCGGACCCGTCGGGCGGTGCCCTCGGCGCGGTCGTGGCTGCCGCCGTTGTTCTCCGAGGCCGGTCTGATCTGGCTCACGGCGTCCATCATGGCGGGGCGGTCGGCCTCCCACGCCCGGACCAGGTCGTGGCGGGTGTGGTCGGGGCCGCCCTCGGTCATGGGGCCTGCCGGAACCCGGAACAGTCGCAGCCGGCCTCGCGGCAGGCCGGGTCGTGGAGCCGGACGTGGCCGCAGGCGCAGCCCCAGCCGCCGGCGGCGGGGGCGGGCGGGGTGGTCTGGCCCGGGGTGTAGTCGCGTCCGGTGAGCATGGTGTAGCGGCGCAGGCCGGCGGCGAACGCCTGGCCCTCGCCGGCCCGGCGGCGCTCGGGGAACGCGGCGGCCTTGTCGAGGGCGGCGGCCAGGGCCTCGGGGGTGGCGTCGAGGTCGTAGGCGACCTTCAGGACGGCGGCGAAGGGGCGTCGGATGCTGCTCATGCCTGCACCAGTTCCTCGGCCTTGACCCAGGCCCCGCCGGCGTGCTGGCCGACCGGGCGGATCTGGGCGACCCGGGTGCCGTCGCCGAGGGTGGCGGTGGCGGTGACCTTGTAGGTCCGGCCTTCGTGGCTGACCTGCTGGCTCTTGTAGACGTTCATGGCGGGTTCCTTGCGGGTTGGCGGGTCGTTCAGTGGTCACAAGGTAGCCCCGTCCGCGTATGGTTGCAACTCGGCGTCGTCGGGGACCGGCATCTCGACCTCGACCACCCCGCACGCCTTCGCGGCGGCGGACCAGTCGCCCTTGCAGAAGACGAGGACGTTCTGATGGGTCTTGCCCAACTTCCGTCCGGTGGCGAACTGCCGGCCCGCCCGGATCGGCAGCGACCCGACGGCGGTGGCCAGGATGGCCTCGTTGTAGAACGCCGCGCCGGCGTCGGTGAAGGCGCGGATGGTCTCGCCGACCAGGTTCCGGTAGGTGCCCCGGCTCTTGTCCCGGATTTCGCCGACCACCCAGACCGCGAACCTGTCGTCGGCCAGCCGGTTCACGGCGGCGGCGATGACCTGCCGGTAGGCGGCCAGGAACTCGGGCCACGGCATGTTGGACAGGTCGGCGGGGTCCAGGGAGTAGACCTCCAGGTCGTGGTAGGGCGGACAGGTGAACAGCAGGTCGTAGGTCTCGCCGGCGGGCAGGAGTTCCTCGGCGCGGCGGGCGTCGCCGCAGACCCAGCGCGGTGCCGGCGGCGGCCTGGTCGCGGTCGCGGCTGCGCCTCGGAGGCCGACCAGCCAGAGCAGGTCGCCGGGCTCGCAGTAGGGGAGGCACTTGGCTTCGTACTGTGGGTCCAGGGGCAGGCCGGCGAGGTCGGTGACGGGGGCGTGGGCCCGGTAGGCGAGGTCCGAGGCGACCAGGTCCAGGGCCGCGTCGGAGCCCCAGCCGGGGGCGTGCCGGTCCAGGACGCCGGTGGGGTCGCCGCCGACCCGGACCCCGAGGACCGGGTTGGTCTTGCCGCGTGACCGGAGGCCGGTCCAGACGGCGGCCAGGGTGGTGCCCGAGCCGACGGGGATAACGACCCGGGCACCGTCGGGGATGTTCTCGCACTGTGCGGCCACGTCGGTCACGTACGCGTGGTGGTCCATGCCGAACGGCATCGCCAGCCAGTCGGGGTGGTCGGCGGCGTCGTCGGCGAGCCGCTTCTTCAGCACCGTCAGCCTGCCGGGTTGGTGGCGGACGACCTCCGCGCCGGCGGCCTCGCAGACCTCGGTCGAGGGGGTGGGGTTGCCGGCGGAGGTGTGGACCCGGCAGGGCACCCCGAGGGCGGCGGCGACCAGGGCGGCCCGTTCGATCTGCGGGGAGACGGCTGCGCCGGCGGTCATCAGGCCGGCGTGTCTGCCGGCGGTCAGGAGCCGGTGCATGGTGCGGCCCTTCGCGCCGACGGTCACCCCGCCGCAGGCCCACAGGTCGTCGCGTTTCACGTGCAACCCGCCGTACTCCTCGACGGGGGTGAGGGTGTCGTAGGGCAGGTCCGCCGGCACGACGGGGGCGGGCCGGAGCCGGGGCAGGATGTGCTCGCGTTGCTCACCGTCGGCCTCGACCTGCTCGGGCCGGAGTTCGATGCCGGTGTAGGGGTGGCCGAGGGCGGCGGCGACGATGCCTCGGACGGAGCCGCCGGCGAACACGTCCAGGACCGTGCCGCCGGGCGGGCAGAACCATCGGTAGGTGAGTTCGCACAGGACGGGGTCGAAGATGGAGACGCCGGCGGCGGTGGTCTCGGTGTAGACGAGGTCGCCGGTGACCGGGTCGCGGTGGGCGGTCAGGCCTTGGGCCAGGGTGCGGTCCACCAGGCCGCCCCTGCCGTCGCCGGCCTGCGGGGTGTTCAGGGCGTGGCTGCCCGGCGGGCCGCCGAGGCGGGTGCCCTCCAACGCAGACGAGGCCCGGCGGCGACGCTCCGTGTCGGCGGGCCGGGTGTCCTTGCGTCCGTACCGTTCGGCGTCCTCGCCGTCGAGGTTGGTCTGCACCGCCCCCAACCCTCGGCGGGGCAACTTGCCGGCGACCGCGTCCTTGACGGTCTGGGAGTAGCCGAGCAGGTCGTCGCCCCTGCCGACCTCGCTGCGGATGCCCAACGCGAGCCAACGGTGCTTGCGTTCCTGCCAGGCCCCCGACCGGGCGTCCAGGATCGTGAACGGCGGCACGATGAACCTGTCCGCCAGCGAGGGTGACGGTTCCAGGGGGGTGTGCTCGGCGGCCCGCAGGGCGGCCTCGATGGCGGCGGCGTCGTCGTAGGAGTAGCCGGTGCCGAACAGGCCGGCCTCGGTGGCCCCCAACTCGTTGAGCAGGTCGATGAGCAGGGCGTCGTCGTAGCGGCCCAGGTCGGCGGCCCGGTTGTCGACCAGCAGGATGCGGGCGGCGGCCTCGTCGTCCACGTCGAGCCAGACCACCGGCAGCCGGGTGGCACCGAGTTCCAGGGCGGCGGCGTAGGTGTGGTTGCCGGCCAGGATGCGTCCGGTCGAGCGTTGCGCGTAGACGGGCCGGTACAGGCCGTTGGCCTTGATCGACTCGGCGATGGCCTCGGTGTCGCCGGCCCTCGGGTTGCGCTCGTGCGGGCGCAGGGCGTCGATGTCACACAGCAGCGGCTCGAGGTCGGCGTGGGCGCGTACGTCGCCGCCGAGGGCGACGGCCTCGACGGTCACAGGATGCCTCGGGTGGAGCGGTGTCCGTTCATCGACCGGATGGCGCGGGGGCTGCCGTCGGGGTCGAGCAGGATGAACGTCAGGGCCCGGCGGAACCACTCGTCGCGGGACAGGCCGAGGGTGGCGCGGCGCAGGTCGATGGTGGTGACCAGGACCTTCGGGAGCCGGACGTTGCACTGGATCCGTTCGTGCGGGTCTTCGTCCTCGATGGGTGGGGCAGGCGGTGGCGGCGGCGGCCTGGTCTCAACCATGCGGGTGAGGCTAGACCCGCTGCTAGCAGGCGTCACTACCCCTGGTCGGGCAGCCCCCGGAGTTTCCCGGCGGACGCGTTGCGGAAGTTGTCGCCGCGCACCCAGCCCTGCAGCGGGCCGCCCCAGGCGGCCTCGTCGTGCAGGCCGAGGAGCACCGGCCTGCCGTCGAGGTCGACGGTCAGGACCATCCCGAACGAGACGTAGATGCCGCAGTGGCCGTAGGGGACGGTGCCGTAGAAGCAGACCGCGCCGGGGCTCGGTTCGACGCCGGTGACCAGGGGCATGAGCCGGGCGGCGTGGGCGGCGGAGGGCCAGCGGGGGACCGCGCCGAGGACGGTGCGGACGAACCGGAGGGACTGGCCGGCGTAGACCGACCAGGGGCCGGGCTTGGACTCGGTCATGGGGCCTCCCGGACCTCGACGGTGAACGCGGTCAGGGGCCGGTTCGGGGCGTCGGGGTCGCTGCCGTAGCCGCGTGTGGGCCGGGACTTGGGCACCTGCTTCCAGCATTCGAGGGCGGCGGCGGCGTCGGGGAACCGCTTCGCCAGCGCCGGGTTCGGGGTCCACTCGGCCTCCCCGAGCCCGTCGTGGGCCTCGGGGTCGTAGGCGGCCAGGTAGCAGCCGATCATCGCCCGCTGCGGCTGGTCGGTCAGGGCGTAGCCGGCGAGGCCCTGGTTGACCAGGACGACCTCCCCCCTCATGCCTGCTCCTCCTCGGCGCGGACCTCGGGGTGCGCGAGCCGGACTTCGGTGTAGCCGGGGAGGACGGCGATCCGGACGGTCCACTGGCCGTGCGGCTCCCGGTCGGGTATGGCTCGCCACACGTTGATCGCCTGACCGTCCTCGTCCTCCTGCCCGATCCAGATGGGGGTGCAGGGGATCAGGTCGCCGTCGTCGCAGACGACGACGATGCCCTCGGGCGCGGCGGTCATGACGGCTCCTCCAACGACTCCCTGAACTCGCGGTCCGCTTCGCGGCGTCGCTGCTCGGCGGCCTCGGCGCAGTTGGCGAGCCGGTTCAGGGCGTCGGCGATCCGGGCGATGTTGGCGAGGTAGATCTGTTCGTCGCGGCTGCCGGTGTTCATGCCGTCTCGTCCTCGACCTCGATGACCGAGTGCATGGCCAGCATGATGAGCCGCAGTTCGGCCTTGCCGGCGGCGGTCATCCTGCCGTGGCCGTGCATCAGGTACGACGGGTCGGTGTAGCGGGGCTTCCACTTCTCCAACTGGTAGCCGGCCTCGTCCAGCACCGTGTGTCGTTCGGCCCCGCATCGGCGGCGGCACCGCTGCGACACGTCGTAGAAGCCGCGCCGGTGGGCGGCGGTCCAGCCGTCCCACTGGTGGTTGCCGTTGGCGCGGCACTCGATGATCGCCTTCTTCCACTTCTCGGCGGCCTCCCGGACCAGGGCCCGCTCGGCGGCCTCGGCCCTCGGGACCGCCCGCAGCCGGCGGCGGGTCACGCCTGTGCCCCGAACCGGGCGTGGGCGGCGGCGACGGCGCGTACGTCCTCGAGCCAGGACTGGACGCGGGCCCGGTCCCAGCCCTCCCAATCGAGCCGGACCTCGGCGCGGCCTAGGGCGGCCTCGGCCTCGGCCCCGACCGGGTCGAGTTCCATCAGGTTGAGGACGGCGACGGTGGCGGCCCACCGGACCAGGTCCGGGGCGGTCGAGGGTCGGGGGCCGGCGGCGTCGGTTGAGGTCCATCGTCGGCGGCGGGCGTCGGCGCGGGCGCAGATAGGGTAGGCGACGACCAGGGCGTCTTCTGCCAGGTCGCGGGCGGCGTCCAGGCCGGCCAGTGGGAGGGGGATCACAGGGGCGTTCCTTCCGGTTCTCGGGGCGGGTCTCCGGCAGCATACGCGCAAGCCGGCGGCGGGTCGCAACTTCTCGAAAACGCGTCACGAACCCCGCGTCGGGTCGTTTCATTGCTACGGGGGATAGGACCCCGTCGGCGAGTGGGGGAACCAACCGCGCTTGGGGGAAGCGCCGGTCGGGGCTCGCCGGCGGGGCGTCCGGCGATGGGTCCAGTGTCCCTCACGTCGCGGTCGCCGCCTTCCCGCAGACAGGGCATACATGGTCCGCCGGCGGGTCGTCGTGACAGTGACCGCAGTGGCCGCCGAACAGGGGGGCCCCGCACCGGCAGTGGACGTCCTCGACGGGGACGCCCTCGATGTGCTGCAGGACGACCGGCGGCCCCCAGGTGCCGTAGACGGTCGGTTCCCGGTGGGCCAGTTCCCCGGTGCCGTCGGGGTAGATGGTGACCAGGACCTCGACGCCCGAGGGCAGGCGGCCCCGGTACAGGTGGTAGACGGCCTGGTCAGTCATGGTCGTGGGCCTCGTGTTCGTCCAGGTGGTCGGCGACGTGCCGGAGCCATTCGGCGACCTGCGGGTGGGACACGTTGGCCTTGCAGCGGAGCCGGATCACGTTGTCCTCGTCCCAGACCAGGAACGAGGCGTCCAGCAGGGTGTCCAGGGTGGGCGGCGTCTCGTTGGCGACGGCGTGCAGGGGCACGACGTTGTCGGGGTGCTGCTCGGTCATGGGGCCTCCTCGTAGGGGTTGCGGGGCTCGGGTTCGGCGGGGTTGTCGGACCAGACGATGCCGGCGACGTAGCCCTCGGCCCAGGCGGTGGCGAGGGCGTCGTTCAGGAGGGGGCGGGCCGGCGGCGCCTGGTCGGGGTCGGGGCCGCCGAGCCAGATGCCGACCTCGGCGGAGTGGGAGTTGCGGCGCTTGGCCTTGCGTCTGCCGACCCGGTGGATCATCCCCCGCTTGGCGCAGGCGGTCATCAGGGAGCCGACCGCGTTGTTGCGGTCCTTGCCGACCTCGACGTTCGGGAGGCCGACCTCGGCGATGACGTCCTCGGAGGTGAACTCGGTCCCGAGGCGGGCCAGGCGGGCGACCGAGGCGGTGGCCTGGTCGAACCAGGTGGGGACCGCGTCGGCGGCGGCGGCCTGGCCGGCGGCCTTCAACTCCTCGCCGGTCAGGGGGTCGGCGTCGAAGGCGGCGATGACCTGCTCGGCCTGCTCCATCGGGTCGCCCTCGCCCTGGTCGGGGCCGAGGCTGAACGGCAGGGCGTCGTCGGCGCCGGCGGTGGCGCGGGTGTATTCGTCGGCGGTGAGCACGTTGTTGCCGTTGCCGCCGCACAGGACGCACAGCGAGACGCCGGGCACCGGACGCCAGACCCGGCTGCCTCGGTTCGGGGGGAACGCCATCAACGGCATCCCCCGGATCAGGGTGTCGCATCGGAAGCAGGTCGCCATTCCGCCGATCCTCCTCTCAGGGGTCCGGCGGGGTGCGTGGGCGGCGAGGCCGGGGCCCGACCCGCCAAGGGCGCGCTCCGGCCTGCAAGCCAGGCGGCCACGCACACCCGCCGGTGCCGGCCCGCGAGGAGTGGGTCCTCGGGGCCGGCAGTCGGGCCTCAGACCGTCAGGGCCTTGATCGCGGCGGCCTCCAGGTCGAACGCCTCGTCGCCGTCGCCGACGGTCTGTGCGTACGACGTGATCGCCTGCATCACGCCGCCCCGGGTCATCTGGCCGCCCTGGACGAAGTGGGACAGGATGCCGTCGGTCTGCTCGGCGGTGAACCGCAGGGCCTTCGTGACGTCGTTGACGTGCTCGACCTTCTCGACCGGCCTGCCGGCGGCCTCATCGATGTCGCGGATGACCTTCTCGACGTAGGCGGTGTCGCAGAACGTGGCGACCGCGTCCTTGGCGCGGGCCGAGACGACCGCCAGTTCCTTCCGCATCGTGTCCTCGGACCAGCGGATGACCCCCTCCTCCATGCGGCCCCCGAGGTGGACCCCCCGCAGGGCGTCCTTCGTGATCGTCATGCCGTTGGTGCAGACCTCGACGGTGATCCGGGGCGTGATCGTCCAGGCCCCGCCGCCGGTCTCCGAGTTCGAGAGGACGAAGCCGGCGAACACGGTCGGGTTGTCGCTGCCCGAGGCCCCCGAGAACGGGGACCGGTAGCCGGCCAGGAGGGCGGGGGCCAGGGCCTTGACGTCGGGGGCCGAGACGCGGACCACCATCCGACGGTCGGTCAGGTCCGCCCCGTCGACGCTGACCTCGACGCCGGCGGCCTTGACGCCGTCGAGGGCCGAGGTCAGGACGTCCAGGTGGTCCATGATGGCGTAGCGGTCCGAGAGCAGGGCGCGGGCGATGCCGGTCTCGCCCGGGTCGCCGGGCTTGAAGGTGCGGAGGAGGAACGTGCGGGCGTCGGCCTGGTCGGGGTCGCCGCCGCCGTAGATCCATCCGTTGACGTTGGCGTCGTACAGGTCGGGCCGCTGCTCGCGCATCCGTCGCAGGTAGGCGGTGGGGATGTCCAATTTGGCGGCGATGCCCTCGTCGCAGACGACGGTGGGCCGGTAGCGACCGTCCATCGCGGTGACCCCGTCCTCGGACAGAACCGGGGTGGAGCCCTTGACGGTCAGGTCGGCGTTGTCGGACCACAGGGTGGTGGCCGGCGTGACCAGGTCAACCTTCCGGGCCTGCTGGTCCTGAAGCATCAGGGCGAGGTCCTGGAGGGTGGCGTTGCGGGTGGTGGTGTTCATGCGGGTGCCTTTCTCGTGGCGGGTCGTGAGGGTCCGCCCGGGTGGCGGCCTCGGGGTCCACCATACGCTAACGGTCGGGGTGAGCAGCAACTCGGTGCTTCCCGCCGTCGTCGTGCAGGAGCCAGGGGTTGCCGGCGGCGTCCATCCAGGGCCAGTCCTCGGGGTCCTCGGTGGTCGGGCAGATGACCCCGAGGGCCCGGGCGGCGGCGGGCATCCGGTGGCAGTCGTCGTGGCAGAAGGGGTGCAGGAGCAGGACGTTGGAGTAGCGGTCCCCGCCGTCGCGGCGACGCTTCCGATGGTGCCGGGCGGCCTCGTCCTTGAGCGGTTCGTGGCACCAGGCGCAGGCACCGGCCTGCCGGGCCCAGAGCACGATGTTGGCCTGCTCCCACTCGGCGGCAGACCAACGGGGGGCCGTCCGGCGACGCGGCATCCGGCGGCGGCGGAGCGGCCCCCCTCGTCTCACTCGACGGTGACCATCGGGTCGTCGGCCTCGGCGGCGGCGTCGGTCAGGGCCCGGGCGACCTCGGTGGCCGGCTCCCGGACGTCGATGATCTGGCCGGACCGCATCCTGATCCGGGTGCCCAGAACCTCGTTCCGGTCGTCGCTGACGGCAGCGACCAGGGACTCGACGTGGGCGGGTGCGACCCAGACGATGCCGCGTCCCTCGCCGGGCGCGAAGGTGCGTTTCTGGAACCGGGCCAGGCCGGCGAAGCCGCTCACCGGGCCGGCTCGAGGTCGGCGTCGGTCTCCTCGACGGGGCCGAGGCTGCCTTCGTCCAGGATGCGTCCGTCCAGGCGCATCCGGTAGCGCCACTCCCCGCCGTCGGTCCAGGTGGCGACGGTGGCGGCGTGGCGTTCGTTGGCGGTGGTGGCGTAGTGCAGGTTGTCCATGTGTCGTGCTCCTCTCGGGCGGGTCTGATGTGCGGGGCCGAGTCGAGTGGCTGCCCGGCCCCGTACAGGCGGCACGCTAGGCCAGGCTGCCGAGGCTGGGCAAACAGCGACGCCCCCCGGAACGGGCATCCGGATGAGCGGATGATCCGAGGGGCGTCGCCTGTGTTACCGACCCGCCAAGATCAGGAACACACTCGGCGAACCCGGGCGTCCGTAGAGGCCCGGGGCCGGGGCCAAGGCTAGCCGATGTCGGCTAGGAGATGCGCACCGACGGCACCCCCCTCTCGACCACGCAGTAGTCGTTGGCGTCCAGGCCGTGGGCCTTCAGGGCGGTGACCCGCCAGTAGCCGATGCCGGCGGCGGCCAAGAGCCAGTCGCGGACCTCGTAGGGGTCCGGCAGTTCCCCACCGCGCTCCCTCATCGCCACGTCGATCAGGTCGCGTCCGATACCCTCGTGATCCCAATTCGACCGCTTGCGGTGCCGGCTGACCTCGACCATGCCGGCCCCGATGACGGCCTGCGGCTGCCGGAGGCCCTCGGCCCGCCACGCCCGGTCGATGTGGAGTTCCAGCGCGCTTTCCAGGGCGTGCAGGCGGGCGCGTGCGGCCCGCAGCCGTCGCAGGTGGCGGGCAGCGTCCTGCCAGGTGATGCCGACCATGTGGTCGTCGGTCAGGGCGGCGTCGAGGAACTCGACCCCCTGCTCGACGTTGTCGGTGGCGACGGGCAGGGGTGCGGCGTCGAGTGGGGTCATCGGTTCTCCTAGCGGTGGGCGGCGACGAGGGCGACCAGGGTGAGGGCGTTGAGCCAGAGCACGGTGAGGATGCCGTAGCGGACCGACGGCCTCACTCGATGGGTTGCCGTTCCGGGGTGGTGGCGGGCACCACCCGCCAGCCGACCATCAGGGTCCACCGGGCGGCCAGGTCCCGGGCGTACTCCTCGGCCTCGCCCCGGGAGGCGAACCGGCGGGCGTTGGACGCCCAGGTCGTCTCGCCGGCGGCCTCGACATCGACCCGGTACGGGGGGCCGCCCTCGATGGCGTGCATCAGATCACCTCGACCCAGCGCATCGTGGTTCGCAGCAGGTGGCCGTAGTCGCCGGCGGTGGCCTCGGCGTAGTAGGCGTTGACCTCGTCCTCGGGGACGCCGGCCCGGCGGAGGCCGGCCTGGACGCGTCCGAGGATGAAGAACGCGTTGCCGTCCTGGCCGGTCAACTGGACGGTGACCGGATACTTCGGGCCGGCCTCGTTGACGGGGTCGTCGGTGGGTAGGTCGGTCATGGCGGGGTTCCTTTCGGGTTGGCGGGTTGGGCCTGCCGGGCGGCGTAGTGGCGAAGTTTGCCGACTGTCGCGACTCTGTTCCTCCGCCCGGCAGGGGCTTGGGCGCCGGCCCCGGGGCCCGGGGCCGGCGGTCTGGTCACTCGTTCTCGGCGCGGCCCCAACGGTTCTGGTAGGCCCAGGACCAGTCGCGCTCGGCCTGCTCGCGGGCGGCGACCTTCGCGGCGTATGCCTCGGCCTCCTGTGCGGCCTCGCGGGCTGCCTCGGCGGCCTTCCAGACCCGGTCGTCGTCCTCGGTGACCCCGAGGAGGGCCTGCCGGGCGGCCTTGGTCTGCGGGTACGGCCATCCCATGTGGCCGGCGCAGGTCTCGCCGTAGCCGAGGGTCGCGCTCACCGGGTCGGTGAGGGCCTTCAGGCACCGGATGCAGATGCCGTGCAGGTGCCCGAACGCGGCGGCCTCCTGAACGGTCATCGGGTGCGCGGCGGCCAGGGTGGCGGCGGTACCGGGGGCGTAGTCCCAGGACCAGGTGGTGCGGCCCGTCTCGGACGTGCGTGAGGTCAGGGCCACCGCGTAGGTGCGGGTGCCGGCCTTGTTGGCCTTGACGAAGACGAAGTCGCCGGCGTCGGTGGCGTAGTAGCCGGGCTTGGCGTGCTCCCGGTCGCCCTCGGTGGCCTTCTTCGGCAGGGCGAACAGGGCGGTGATCGCCTGGCTCGCGGTGCCGTTCCTGCCGCCGGTGAGGCCGGCGGGGGCGGTGGTGTGGCCCTCGAAGCGGGTGCCGGTGGTGTCGCGCTCGCCGAGGAGGCGGGTGATCAGGCCGGTCTGCTTCGGGCTGGCCGGGTAGGTGGTGGTCATGTTCTGGTTCCTTCTGGTTGGCGGGTCGTTGCTGGGTCACACCTTGCCCTGCCATACGCATACGCGCAACTCCAGGGTAGCCTTCGCGACCGACGGGGGAGCCAGGCCCCGGGGCCGGCGTTGCGCACACCGGCCTCGGGGCCTCGCCCGTCACACGTCCAGGACGGTCGCGATCTGCCGCAGTTCGGCGGCCTCGCCCCGGGCGTTGTGAGCGCCGATGCGGAGCCAGTTCGCGATGTTCGCGTTCTTCTCCTGGCCGGCGGCCTTCTCCCACCGAATCGCCATCCGCTCCAGCCGGGTCGCGGCGTGCCGGGCCTGGTTCGCCTCGCCCCGCCGGGCCGTCCGGTTCCAGCCGGCCCGGAGCGTGTAGTCGTTCTTCGGGGCCGGGATGGAGACGACCAGGTCGGGGTCGAACAGGTGCAGGTCGAGGGCCACCCAGGCGGGCCGCTGCTCGGGCCAGCCGAGGGCGGCGGCGACCTGGTCGTAGCGGCCCCCTGCGGGGTTCGCCAGCAACCAGGCCTTCAGGTAGGTCATCCAGGCGAACCGTCGTGACCCGGGCTGCGGCTCCTGCCGGCCCGTGATCCACGGCCCCCCGCTCATGACGGGTCACCCCGCAGCAGGGCGTCGACCTCGCGGTCGAACTCCTCGTCCGAGGGCGGCTTGGCGGCCCCCTCGGCCCAGGCCCGCAGCACCTTCGCCTCGTGCTCCATCGCGCCGACGATCAGGAGCGCGGCGCGTGCGCCCTCGTCGTCCCAGACGCACTCCTCCACGATCTCCTCGACCATCGCGCCGAGTTCGAGGAACACGCCCAGGCCACGCAGGCCGGAGCGGAGGTATTTCGGGGCGTCGTCCTCGCGGGCCTCACGCTGCCGGCGGCCCCGCTCGATGGACCGTTGCATGGCCCGCCCCGCGTCGGTCCGCATCACGGCCTCGTTGAGCGCCTTGGTCGAGTCAGGGTCGGCGGCGACCCGGTCGGCCAGGTCGGGGTTGGCGGCGATGGCCCGAGCGACGGCGGCAGGGTTGGCGGCGATGTCCTGCTCCTTGGACCGGGCGACGTGCGGCGACCCGTCCTGCTCGTACCACGCCCGGTCCGGGTAGTCGACCTGCCGGCTGGCGTCGGCGGGGGTCAGGGTGTCGCTGGTCGGCAGGCCGGCCTCGGCGGCGACCCGGTCCCACTTGGTCAGGGCGGCGACGATGGCCTTCGGCCCCATCCCGTACACCTTCCCGCCGGCGGCGGCGGCCACCAGGCGGGCGAACTCGTTACCGGAGACCTTGCCGTCGTCTCGTGCCCGAGTTCGCGCACGAGAACGGCTGCCCTCGTTGAGTGCGACCGAGCAGGCGATGAGGTAGGCGTTGTGCCAGTCCGAGGCGAGCCCGGCGGCGACGGCGGCGGCGTTCTGACGAATCTGTCTCGTGGCGGTCATACGTGTCCTCCTGGACGGGTCGGTCCCGCCGGCCAGACCCGGCGGGTGGTAACCCGCCACCTTACGCGCACCGGGTTCCCGGGGCCGGCACGCGCTTCACGGGTAGGGGCCGGCCCCGGGAACGTCTCAGTGGCCGCGCCGGTCCTGCTCCCAACCCCCGCCGCCGAGGACCCAGGGGTCGTGGTCGCGTCCGACGGTGTAGGCGTCGGGGTCCTCGCGGGGGGCCTGGCCGACCCCGTCGCAGAACCCGCCGCCGCCGGTGACCGGGCTGTGGGTGCTGATGGTGCCGTCCGGGCGGAGCCGGTAGTGGCCGCCGCAGTCGGGGCACTGGCCGGACCGGGCGGTCATGCGTCGGTCCTCGGGGCGAGGGCCTGGCCGGCGGCGATGTAGGACTCGATGGCATCGACCAGGGGCAGCAGGTTCTCGGGACCGAGGTTGGGCAGTTCCTCGACCGGGATGCCGCCGTGGGCCTCCCGCCACTTGGCGGTGATCTGCTCCCGGTCGATGGCCTGTGAGGCGGCGGCGTCATCGAGCCGCTTCAGCAACTCGTCCATCGTCGGCAGGGCCAGGGGGATGACCTGGTCGTCGGCCACCCGGGCCTTGGCGGCGGCGGCCTCGGACTTGCTCCACAGGTAGGTGCCGATCCCGAACCGCATCGCGCACCGTCGCAGGGCGTCGCCGTAGGCCTCCTGCGGGCTGGCGAAGTTGGCGGCCAGGTCCCACTTCGAGACACCGAGGATGGTGAGCCGGGCCGGGAACAGGGTGGTGGTCATCGCCGGCCACCCGTCGTCGGTCTCGGTGTACGGCTCGAACTCCCAGCCGGCGGGGCCGACCACGTCGTTGAGGCGGGTGGTGATGCCGGCGTGGCCGACGTAGTCCAGGTGGACGGCGCGGGCGTGCCAGCCGCCGCAGGGGTGGGCGTCGGCGCAGAACCACGCGCCCTCCTCGCACCGGCCCTTCTCGTTGTCGTCGCGGCGCAGCGGCTGCGGCTTCCGTTCGATCTCCTCCGGTGAGAACGGGGCGGTCAGGGCGGCCCAGAGGGCGTCGGTGCCCTCGGGGGACTCGGGCCAGTCGGGCAGGGGCGGCAGGCCGGCGGCGGCGAGGGCGTCGCGGATGACCTGACCGCGCTTGGAGAGCAGGCCGGTGTCCTCGGGGGCCCCGAGGCCGTTGCCCTCCTCGGGCGCGACTCGAGGTTCGTCGTGGGCGGTGTCGGCGGCGGCCTTGGCCTGCGCCGGTGTGGGCTTCTTGGCGGGTCGTTCGGTCATGCCTGGTTCTCCTTCGGTCGGCGGTGGTGGACCTCGGCGGCGGCTGCGTAGTACGTCACCGGGGTAGTGCGGCCCTCGATGGGGACGCGGGATCGGGTCAGGTGGCCGCGCCGGTACAGGCGACCACACTCGTTGGCGACCGCCCAGGTCTGGGTGTGGCCGAGGCCGACGGCGACCTCCTGGCAGCGGTGCAGGCCGGGATGGTCGGCGAACCAGGTGCGGATGGCGGTGGCGAGGGAGTCGGGGGCGAACTGACCGGGGGCGGGTGGCATGGCTCCATCCTAGCCGATGGGATGCGTCCATACGCGCAGAACGCTGGGGTGGCGGGTGATGGGTAGAGTAAGGCCCTCGGCTGCCGTTGCAGGGGCCGAGGGCCAAGGCCACGGATCGTCTTGGGAAGGATCAGAAGGCCAGTGACAACCCCTACTCGCGGAGAGAAGTCGCCGGTGGCAACGCTAGCAGAACCCCCCGACAGATATGTCAAGTTCCCTGCCGGCTGGGCCGGCGACCCCTCGCTCACCGCCAACGAGGTCCGGGTCCTGCTCGCCCTGCTCCTGCACCGGAACCGCAAGACCGGACGGTGCGACCCGTCGCAGACCACGCTGACGAAGGACACCGGCCTGTCGGATCGGTCGATCCGTCGCGCCCTGGTCGCCCTGCGCCGGCGGGGCCTCGTCTCGTGGGAGCGCATCGGGCAACGAGAACGCAACGCCTACGTCGTCCATGACCGGCCAGGAGCGCCGGTCACCGACGATCCACAACCGGCGTCTGTGGCCGGTCAGACCGGCGCTGGTGGCCGGTCGGGACCGGCGCTGGTGGCCGCTGAACTAGAGGAAGTGAACCAGATGAACGAACCAGAACCCCCGGCGTTGCCGGGGATGCCGTTGCCGCCGTTGCCGGAACCCAACGCCGGCCACCTGGTAGCCGCCTGGTGCGAGAACTGGTCCGCCGCTCACCACGGCAGGCAACCCGACCCCTCGGTGGTGAAACGTGTCGCCGGCGGATGCCGGCAGGTCGCCAAGACCAGGACCAGCCGCGAGTCGTGGGTGACGGCCTGGCAGGCAGCCGGGGACGCGGGCCGGCGTGGCCTGATGGACGTGGTGACCTACCTGGCCGACTACCGGCCCCCCGCCCGAGCCGCGACCGGGGCCAACGCGGCGATGCAGGTCGCCCGCGAACTCGCGGTCGAGCAGGCTCGCTGGCCGCCCCCGAACCCGCCTACGCTCGGACCGTTCCCGCCGGATCAGGAGGCCCGATGAACCCCGCCGAGACCGCCCAGGTCGTCGCCCTGGTAGACACACTCGACCCGTACGTCCGACCCCTCGACGCCGAGACGATGCGGCTCCGGGTCCATGCCTGGCACACGCTCCTGGCCGACGTGCCCGCCGAGTGGGCCATGCGCTGGTTGGAGCGGGCCTACCGGACGCCGCGAACCGAGAACATGCAAGCCGCTCACATCAGGGCCGCGTGGCTCGAGGAACGCGACCGCGCCGAGGAACGGGAGCGGCTGACCGAGCCGCTCGCCATCGGCGGCGACCTGGACCTGCCGGGGATGCCGGCGTGGGTGCGCCCCTACATCGCCCACGCGAGAGCCGAACTGGACGCGGGCCGGCCTATGCCCGAGCCGCCGGGGGCCACGCTCACCGCCCCTCGGGACGAGGCCGAGGAACGCCGGTGCCGGTGGTGGCGCAACTGTCCGTGCGACCACGACGTGTGCCGCGACGGCTGGTTGGACGAGGAGCAGCCGGTGGTCCGGCACGGCCAGGTCGTGGACGGCTACATGGGGGTCGCGGCGTGCCCGACCTGCCAGGTGGGGAAGCGGGCCGCCGAGGAGGCCCGCGAGATGGAACCCGAGGTCCAACGCCACCGCCGCGAGAGGCGGCGACGCTGATGCCCTGCGCCGGATGCGGAGCCGCCTACGACGAGGCCCACCACCCACGGTGCCGGGTCCTGGTCGCCGCCGAGGATGCGCTGGCCCGGTTGGACGCCTTCGAGCGGCTGCCGTGGTGGAAGCAGTGGTGGCGGCGCAAGAGGCATCGATGGTGAGTGCGTACGCTTACCCTCGTGGCTACTCGTGAGGAACGCCGGCGCCTGTTCGCCGTCGCCTGCCCCTGGTGCGGGGCCGGCCCCGGCAGCCTGTGCCGCGTCGCCGGCGTCCCCGACAAGGTCCGTCGCCGCAGCGGCGACCGGGTCCGCACGCTGGATGCCGGCTGTCACGACGCCCGCTGGCAGGCCGCCCTCGGCAGGGGAGCCCCGGTCCTGCGGGACGTGGTGGCCCGGCGTGTCGTCGCCGACCGAGCCAGCCGGCGTGCCACGGTGAGCCTGCTAGCAGAGGAGGCTCCGCATGAACGCCCCTGGTGAGGAGACGACGACCCTGTTCCTGACCGTCTCGACCGAGACCTACGACCGCTTCGCCGACCTGATCCGGCTCGGGGTGCCCGCCGACCAGGTGCTGCGCCGGCTGCTGGACCGCGACCCCCACGACCACGCCCACCACTGCCCCACCTGCGTCCGCCTGGCCCGCCGCGAGGAGCAGGCCCACAGCGACCAGCCGTTCCTGTTCGCGACCGCCTGATGCCTCGCTGCGTCGAGGCCCAACGGATCAGCGTGTGCCCGGTCTGCGGGCAGACCATCCGACCCGGCGACGTCATCTGCCGCCCCGGCGGGCCGGCCTGGATGCACCAGGACTGTGCCGCCGGGTACGTCGCGGAACGCCGCGACGAGGGTGCGGCCTAGCCTCGGGCGATGGGGTCGAGGGCCGCGACCAGGGTGGAGCGCGGGTGCCCGGTCCCGTACTCCGCGTCGAGGGCGGCCTGTGCCCTGGCCTGGTCCGAGCCGACCCACGCCAGAATCTCGGCGATGGTCCCGGTCGGCGGCGCCTCGGATTGGGTCGCAGCCGGCTCGAGGCTGGCGTCTGCCGGCCCCGGGGCCTCGGCGCGGGTGCCGGTGCCGCCGCGTGCCGGCGAGGCTCCCTGTGCGGCTTCTGCGGGGTCGTAGGTTCCGCCCTCTAGGGCCTCGCCGAACCCGGTCCTGGCACCGGCGGTCACGTTCGGGATCTGGGTCATAGCCCCTCCTTGATGCGTCGTGTTCACGTCTTGATGACGAAGTTGGTGGCGACGTACGGCGGCACGTTCGTGAACGACGCGGCGGTCATCTGCGTCCCGCCCGAGGGGTTGGTGGCCGAGTTGATCGCCGACGTGCCACCCGACGACGCCGCCGTCCCCGACGAGGTCACCGTGTTCGGCGGCACGTTGATGGTGTGGACGTGGCCGCCGGTGGTCTCGACCGGGCCGGCGGTGTCATGGCCGGTCGCCCCCGCCTGCCGGACCGTGGCGTTGGAGCCGCCGTCGGAGTTGTCGACCTGCAACTTGTGGGTATGCGTGCCGCCCGACGCCGTGTTGAACGAGCCGTGGTCGTGGGTCACCGTGTGCGTGTGGTTGATGGTGTGCGTGTGGCTGATCTGATGGGCGTGCGGCGGCAGGTTCGCCACCGTCAGGGTCACCGTGTCCGCGCCCCCCGAGGACCCGGCCCCGTACTTGCCGCCGGCCCCGATGGGCACCCGGTTGACCAGGTTCGGCACGTTGAACGTGGTGGCCCCGTCGCCGGCCCCGAACCGGGTGCCGATGACCGCGAACAGGTCCGAGAACGTCGCCCGGTTGACCGCCTGCCCGTTGCACATGAGCCAGCCCGCCGGAGCCGCCGTCCCCCCGAACGGCACCCACACCCCGGTCGGGACGACGCCGCCGCCGCCCGCGCCCTCGGTGCCGGAGATGACGAACGGATCACCGGCGGACCCGGCCCCGGTGATGGTGATGTTCTCGCC